CCCTGAGCTTGTTGATCTTCGCGCGGAACGCCAGCATGGTGTCTTGCTGCCAGACATCCCGCAGCGGGTTGAGAAGTCGCGGCGGCGTAAAGATACGATCCGGCGATACCGCATACGGCCCAGCCGTGACGACTTCGGTGCCATGATTCGACTCAACACGCGGAAATTTCAGGTCGATCGCGCCCGCCGCAACGATGTGCCTTCTGGTCGCGCGGATCGAATGCAGGGTGCGGACATCCCAGGCCATCATGGGCGCGCCATCTGTCAAGGCGTCAAACACGGCGTAGGCACGGAACGACGGCCAGGTGTACTGTGAACTGTTCAGGAATTGCACAGCGCCGCTGTTGCGGACACTGCCGCCGCCGGTCGGCTGCAGCGCGATCGGCTGCCGCACATATCCGCCGACCGTGGTCGGCATTTCGGTGAAGACGGCGCCCGATGCATCCATGTTGCCTAGGGCGAGATATGCGTTGAGGACGGCCATGATCGTCTCCTTGGAAAGAAGGCGCGAGCCGGGAAGGCCCGCGCAAGGTCTCAGGCCACCAGGATGTGGAAGGCGCCGACCTTGGCGGCGCCGCCCTGGGCCAGCGAGATCTTGACGCGATCGCCGGCCACGCCGACCCGCGAGAGCACGCCGGTGCCGCCAGCGGCGTAAAGCGCGGCCACGCCGGCCTGCGAATGCGTCGGGGCGCGCGGATAGACCACGGCGGAGGCGTTAACGTCGGCCTGCGTCCAGATGTTCTCGCCGGTCCCTTCCGCGGTGATGGTGAAGTCGACGCCATTGGCGTAGCCGTTCGAGCCATCCTTGACGTACTGGATGCTGTGGATCTCGCCGGCGATGCGCGGGCTGTAGGCGACGGCATTACCGCTGCCGTCTGTGGTGACGCTGACCTTGTATCGACGCATGGTGGTGGTCCTTCTCGGTTGTGGCGCCTGGTGCGCCGGGGTCGTCGGCGGGACTTCCCGCTTCCTGTGATGCTGCGTGGCTACTTGTTGGATTCGGGCTTCTCGGCCTTGTTCTTCGGCTTGCGCTCGGCCTTGATGCGCTCGACCTTGTCGGGATGCTTCTTCAGCAGCTCCTCGCCGAGCGCATCGCTCACCTCAAACTCGGCACCCGCCTGCAGCGTGTCGCGCGACACCGAGCTGATGTGCAGTTGTTCCGTCATCCGCAGCTTCATGGACCTCGCTCCTGGTTTGCTCTGCCCTTACCCTAGACAGCGAAAAGCCCGGGCCGTTGCCGACCCGGGCTCTCCCCTCACGTCGCCGCCTGCCCTTGACTCAGGCAGCGAGCGCCGTCGCGAACGTGCCCTTGATGAAGGACTCCGGACGGTAGACGGCCAGCGCCAGGCGTTCCTCGGCGCGGATGGTGACCAGGTTCTTGCGGAAGTTGTCGCTGTCCTCGGTCGAGATCTCGACGTTGGCATCCTCGCGGTCGAATATCTGCGCGCCGAGATTGAAGGCGCCGGTGAGGAAGCGATCGACCGTCATCGCCTGGGTCTCGACCACCGGCAAGCGCCACAGCCGCGGCTCGATGCCGCCCTGCGGATTTGCCATCAGGTAGTCGCCGACATCGGTCTTGGTCAGCTCGATATCGGCCCAGTCGGACGGATGCATCACGATGCCGTTGGCCGGATACTCCGCCAGGAAAGCCTGCAGGATCGCGAGGCGGATGACGTCGATCTTGGTGAGGTTGCCCGCGGCGGACGGCACGATCGGCGCCGAATACGCGGTCGCCTGGGTGTAGATGCCGTTCAGATCCGTGCCGGTACCGGATCCGTTGAGCAGCTGGCCCTCTTCGACATACTGCAGGCCATAACGCAGGCGGCCGTCGATGTAGGACTGCAGTTGCGGCACGTCGTCAAGGATCTGCTTGGTGGCGAGCACCCAGTGCGCGATGGTCGACACTGCCGAGGTCACGATATCGAACTGGATGTCGGACTGCGGCTTGGTGGCGCCGGTGAGCTCGGAGACCGTCGCGGCGTTGTTGGTGAAGCCGGTCTCCTTGACGTACTGGATCGCGTTCTTGTCGGTGCGGCCAGGCGTCAGCAGGTCGCGGATGGTCATGCGGCGCTGCGGCGGCGCGACGATGCCGGGCACACGGGTCGGCACGATCAGGTCGCCAGCAGAGCCGTCGGCCACGGTGGTCGCCGCCGAGATGATCGCCTTGACGGCGACGGACACACGGCCCTTGCGGCCACCGGCGAGGAAGGCCTTGACGGCTTCGTCGCTCACCACGGTCTCGCCGAGCGACTTCGCCTTCTCTGGCCCACCGCCCTGGCGCAGCTGGGTCATCTTCTGCTCGAGCTCGGTCATGCGCTGGCTGATCTCGTTGTGCTTGACCAGCGCCTCGTCGGCCGCCTTCTTGGTCTCGGCGGTCGTATTGCCGAGGTTCTTCAGCTCGGTCTGGGTCGTCTCGGCCGACTTCTTGACGTCGTCGGCAGCGCTCTTGAGCTGGGTGGCGAGCTCGCCGATCTGCTTTTCGAGCGTGGCGAGGCCGGCCGCGTCGGCAATGACGCCGCCGAAGGCATGGGCATGCGCGATCGCGGAGTAGTCGAACACGACGACCGCGACAAACGCGATCGCCACGATGCCGGCGAACGCCAGCAACGGCGTGAAACGCTTCATGATGGTTTTCCCCTTTAGGGTTTGGTGATGGAGCGGAGCGACGCGATCGCGTCGGAGACCGCGGACTTGATCGCCTCGCCACCCTCGGACTCGCTCCGAACGGCTTTCGCATAACCGACAGAGGCGATCTGCACGGCCATGGCTTTCGGGATGCCTGCCTCGCGCAGGACGTCCTCGAATTCCCTGATCGACGGGGGCTCACCATCGCGCAGGCGCTGCGCGAATTCGGAGAGACGGCCGTCACTCTTGACGCTGTCGACGCGGGCCCGGCGGTTTGCTGGGAATGACACGATCGAGGCCTCGAGCAAATCGAGCTTGAGCAGCTTGCGGGCCTCTCCATTGGTCGACGGCTCGACGTCGACCTCGCGATAGCCGATCGACATGCCCTGGACGGCGCCGGCCTTCAGCATGATCAGCGCCTCGTCGGCACGTCGCACGCCCTGCAGCAGCTGCCCCTTGGCAAAGAGTCCCTTGCCGTCGTCGGACATCTCGTTCCAGACGCCGATCGGCTCGTCGGGATTGTGCTGCCAAAGCATCAAGGGATACGTGCCCTCGCGGGTGTGCTTGGCCAGGCTGTCGGCGAAGGCGCCCGGCATGACGACCTCGTTGTAGCTGTCGCGCACGCCAAACACGGACGCGTAGCCCTCGATCGCGCCGGCGTCGCCGGCGGCCTTGACCTTGAAGGCAAAGTCCTTGGTGCGCAGCGAGGCGCCGGCATTCTTGATCTTCATGGCACGGGGTCTCCAGGAGCGGGCTGCACCGCTTTCGGCGGCAGCTTGCCGAGCATGTCGAGCGGCACCAGGTTGGACTGCACAGTCAGGACGTCGCCGCCGGCCTTGGGCGGGCGATTGTCGAGGGCACGGCCTTCGTTGCGCGTGAGGTAGCCGTTCTGCCCCAGCGAGGAGAGCAACGCGGCGCGGCCGGCGCTGTCGGCGCGCAGCAGGCCTTCCACGTTGAACTCGGCGAAGATCCTCCCACGCTCCTTCGGCAGCACCAGGCGCTTCTTGATCGCCTGTTCGATGCGCGTCAGGTATGGCCGCAAGCCGAGCGTGAGCCAGCCGAGCATGATCTGCTCGATGCCGGATCCCCACATGGTCTGCCCGTCGGCCGAGTGGCCGATCAGCACCGGCGGCACCCGCAGCCAGCGGCAGATCTCCTCGATCGAGAAGCGCCAGGTCAGCAACATCTCGGCATCCTTCGGCGGCAGGCTCACGGTCTTGACGTCGAAACCCTGCTCGAGGAGCCCCGCATTGGTCGCCTCCCCGCCGACATAGGGATCGATGAACGCCTTGCGAAAGTCGTTCCGCTGGGTCTGATCCATCTTTACGCCGGCCGGCGATGTGAAGAAGATCGAGCTCTTCATGCCGTTGCGGAATGTCGCGCCGGCGGACGCGCCGATTGCTTCTGCAATCGACAGGCTTTGCCGCGCAAACGAAATCACCGAGAGACCGCCGCCGTTGCCGTCGTCGCCGAATCCGCGGATGTGAAAAACGTCATCCTCGGTCAGGCCGATATAGCGCTTGCCGCGGTGCGTGAAGCTGTAGCGCAGCACGCCGCCCGCATCACGCTTGCGGTCCATGTCACCCGGCGCCGCCGACAGCGGCGTCAGCGAGATGATAGAGCCATCGGCGCGCTTGTCTTTAAGCGAATAACCGTTGCCGAAGATGCAAAGCGAGATCACCTGCCCTTCCCAGAACTCCGCCGCCGTCTGGTCTGCGTTCGGACTGTCGTGCAGCGCGCCATAAAGCAGGTGACCATCCGCCGGCGCCTTGCTGCCGTCCGCCTGCTTCTCGTAGATGCCGAGCGGCAGCGTGCCGATGGTTTCGGCATTGAGGCGAACGCCCGACCAGAATGCCGACAGCTGCATCGCGCCCTGCGGCCCAACGTCGCGACCGGCCCAGGTGTCGCCCTTGCCACGTCGCG